ACTCGATAGGAGACCGTGCACCGGCAGTTCGCCAGGTCGGCCCAGGAAGCGCCCAGCGTCTTGTCGCCGGGGTAGTTCAGCCGCGCGCCGGTAGGCGACTGGAACGGCTGGTTAAAGCCCACCCGCACGCCGCCCAGGGTGACGTGGGCATGGCGGACGCGCAGGTCGCCCTTGTTGCGCCAGATTTTCTCCACGCTCACCGGGCGAACCGGGTTTTCCAGCAGCTGGGCGTGCAGACGGTTGAAGCCCGCGTTCAGGGCCTCATGGGCCTGGGCCTTGGCCACCAGCAGCGCGTGGGCCTTGACCTTGCGGTCGGCGTAGCCCGTGGCGATCTTTTGCACGTCGGCAACGGCCACCGGCTTCTGCAGCTGGATGGCGCGGTGGACGATGCCGTCCAGGCGCTGGTCCCGGTCGGCCTTGGCCAGATACTGGCGCATGCGCTCGGCGACGCCGCTGCTGAGCTGGTCGCGGGTGCTGGCGATGGCCTGGGCTTCGGGTGCCGACAGGCCGAGCACACCGCCCTCCCGGCGCCCAGTGCGGGGGTTCAGCCGCCCCACTACGTCCAGGGCGATCTGCCGCGGCGTGCGGCCGGCGGCGCGGCCAGCTGCGGTGTTCACCCGGATGGCCTCGGCCTGCTCTCTGGCAATGGTGGCGGTCAGGTCGGCGGCGTTTTGGGTCAGCCACTGCTGGGCGGCCGGCGCGTGCTGGTCGAACTGCACTCGGCGCCCGCCTGGCATCTTGATGACCACCAGGGTGCCGCCCTTGATGTAGGTCGTCCGGATCGCCTCCAGCAGCGCAGCGAAGGCGCCCAGCGCCAGGGTGGCCACCAGGCCTTGGTCGTCCTGCTGCGCGATCAGGCGCTCGACCTCGACGATGGTCGCCGCGTCCACCGTGGCCCGGATCTGGTCCAGGTAGGCGCGCTGCAGGGCCGGCGTCATACCATCCATCGCGGCCAGGATCTCGGCCTCGTTCACACCACCACCATGGCGGGCAGCTCGAAGCGGGCGACCAGCACCGGGGCGATGATCTCGTCGATCAGCGTAATGACCGGGCGGGTGGGCGCCGCACCTGGCGCGCTGGCGTACGGTACCGCGAACGTGGTCTCCAGCGGCCCGAGCTTCTCGCTCTTGATCAGGCTGGTGGCCACGAAGTCGGGGCTCAGGCTGCCGGGGGTCACCAGCTCGCGCAGCGCGGCCTCATAGGTGGCCTGTTCGACCTCGGCCGGGACCTCGTTGTCGCTGATAGCTGCCCCGGTGTAGTCCTGGGCGTCGGTGCGCGGCCACTCCCGGGCCTGGGCTCGCCCCAGGGCCTTCTCGCCCGGGAACAGCGAGGCCCAGCGGCCGGATGGGTAATGCTTCCGGTAGCGCCCGTCGATGTAGACGGACGCCCGCAGCAGCGTGGCCAGCTTGTGGGCATCGTCACCCGCCCAGCCGGTGTTGGCGCGGGCGGTGTGGTAGGCGTCGGCGCCCAGCAGGGAGCCGTAAAAGTCTGCCATGGCGTCGATCTCGAATAGGTGGGCGGCGAACCGCCCGGGGTATTACTGCGGCTGTTCGGCCAGCAGCTTTTTCAGGTCTTCCAGCTTGGCCTTGGCGTCGAACTCGACGTTCTTGGCCTGCAGCGCGGCGACGACAGCCTCGCGCTCCTGGGCTTCCTGGGCATCAGCTAGCTGCTTGCGCAGCTTCTCCACACCGGTGTTCGGGTGCGGAGTCACGCCGAAAGCCTTCAGCTTGGCCATCAGGTCCTGCTTTTCGATGTCCTCGGTCGAGCCGCTCTGGCCATCGACCGGGGCGCCTTCGACGGTCAGCACGCCGATGCGGACGTAATGGGCCAGGTTCACCCGGTCCTTGATCTCGTCCCAGTTGCCCACGTCCAAGTTCTGCTTGGGACCGATGACGCCGCCGTCCGGCAGGCCGATGGGGGTGGTGCTGGTGTTGGTGATTACAGGCATGGTGATCTCCTTAGATCCCGTCGATGTAGCGCATCTGGGTGGGTTGGCGAACGTCGACACCGCCCAGGCGGAAGATGCCGGGCACTTCGAAGCGCAGCGGACCGGCCTGGTACACAGGCAGGAAGCGATGCGGCATCGGCATGTGCATCTTCACCACCGAGGGGTCGCGGCGGTAGGCGACCATCCGCGCGGTGCCACCGGCGCCAGCCTTCTCCAGGCCGCGGACGGCACGGATGGTCAGCGGGCGGCCGGTCTTGGCGGTGTAGGCGTTGTTCTGCTGCAGCCAGCTCAGGATGGTCTGCGTAGACAGCTCGGTGACCATGCGGGTGGCGATCAGATTCCAGTGGGCCTGGGGAATCAGCAGGGTGTCGGCCACGACGATGTACAGCGTGCCCTGGGCCTGGCCGGTGAGCGCGTTGTTCACGTCGGCCAGGATCTTGTCCGAGGTGGCGGTCAGCCAGTTGCCGAAGGTCGCGCTGCCGGCAGTCACAGCCGGGCAGTTGATCAAACCGTAGAAGTTCTTTTCGGCATCGCCATAGATCGCGACGCGGTCGACCATCTCCTCGTAGGCGCGACGAGCTGCGGAAGCCTCCTCGGCGTCGAGGTTGTAGCCCAGCATCTGGGCCTGGCTGATGTCTTCGAGGCCGAAGCCGTAGCCGATACCTGCGGTGTAGACCGAGGTCTCGAACTTCGACAGCTCGGTGCCGGCGCGGGGAATGTCGTCGGCGTTGCCGTTGATCCAGCCGGCTTTACCGTACTTGTCCGAGGAGAAGTAGGTGACCGTCTTGGCCCACGGGTTGGCGGAGGTGTCCACCGGCACAAGCTCCGGATACTGGATGTCCGGGTACACGATGGCGTTGACGCCACGCTCGATGTGCGTGGCCTGGGAGATCACGAACGCCAGGGCGGCCTGGGCGTCCAGCAGCTGAAAGGGGGCGCGCATGTTCGCTCCTTACTTGATGAAGATGTTGGCGACGGCGCCGGCCGCGCCGCTGGTGTCCCAGCGTGCGTTCGGAACAGTGATGCCACCGGTGTTGCTGAATCCGGCAGCGCTGACGGTGACCGGGTCACCCGCCGCCACTGCGACGGTCGCGGTGACGCTGATCGGGCCGGTGAGCAAGATCCGCGCGGATTCGTACTGCAGGTACCCGTTCGGGCCACCGGCAGAGCGATCGAGGACGGAAACGCCCACGAACTTGGCCGCGGTGTCGCCAGCGGCGAAGGCGCGGACCGACTTGTCCGTGGTGCCCTGGAATACCGGCAGGCCGAAGCCCAGGCCGGCAGCGTCCTGAACAGTGCGGGACACCAAGTCGGCGGGCGTCATGTCCGGGATGTGGCCCGGAACGCTGGCGCGGATGTTCTCGGAATAGTTCGTCTGAATGGCAGGCATTACTGGGCACCTCCTTTCCAGGCATCAGTCAGGCGGGTCTCGTAGGCTGCCTGCCCGTTGTCGTTGGGGTTCTGGATCTGGCCGTCCTGCGCCTTCAGGTGCGTGCGCACCGGATCGCTGGAGTCCTCGACCAGGATGTCGAAGCGGGCGGTGATGTAGTCGGCGCTCTTGCCGGCCACGGCGGCGTCGCCCAGCTTGGCCACCACGGCAGCCTTGCGGATCTCGTCGTCGCTCTTGCCGCTGTAGTCGGCGTCGGCGATGGACTTGGCCTTGCCGATCAGGTCGCCACGCGCCAGGACGCGAGCATCGATCTGGGCGTCGGTGAGCAGTTGCCCCTTCAGCTTCTCGATCTCGTTGTCCTTGCCAGCCAGCTCGCGATCCTTGCCGGCAATGGCCGCGGTGTGGGCGTCGGTCAGGGTCTTGACGTTGACGCCTGCGTCGGCCAGCTGCTTGGTCAGCTTTTCGATCGCCTGGGCGCCTTGGTCGGTGGTCAGCACGGACAGGCCATCGACCAAGACCGTGCGCAGAGAATCAGCCATGGGATGGCCTCCGTTGTGAGTGGGGTGCGCAGGGGTGTTCGAAACGGGGCTGCGCTGGTCCCCGATCCGTAGTTGCTCGCCACCTCGCGCCCGATCAACGAGCGCCAGGTGATTCATCCGCATGCTTTCCACGCGGGCGTCGTAGGGCTCGCCCTCGGGGGTGAGGCCGTCCTCGAAGACGACGATGGCCTCCAGACCCATGGAGAGCTCGCGGCGCCCGTCCTCGACGGCCTGGATGGCCGAGGCGTCCATGACCACCAACGGCACGCGGACGAACTCGCCATCGCGCAGCACCTCGGCGCCGGTCTGGCCCACGGCGAGCTGCTTCCAGTTGGCGGCGTTCACGTCGCCGTGGTGGCCGTTGGTCATCGGGCGGTAGGCGTAGGAGCGCATGGCGTCCTCGGCGAACACGGCCTCGGGCGGGCGGTACAGCCGGACGATAGGCATCTCAGGCTTGCCCACCTCGGTGCCGAGGTAGTCCTGGATGCCGGTGCGCGCTACCCGGGCCTCGGCCACGAGGTAGCCGTCAGTGGTTCGGCGGACAGCCGAAACCGACACGGAGTCGTGCAGCAGCATGGTGTTTTCCTTGGCGCTGGGCGCCTCTTCAGATGGTAGGTGCGGGCTCGGGGTCGCCTTGGCCGCCAGCGTCTGGATCTGCCTCGCCGCCCTCCTCGTCTGGCAGCGATTCGCCGTACTCCTCCATGGCCGCCTCCAGGCCGGGCAGGACGCTGTTTTCCACCAGCACGTTCTCGGCGGCCTGGGAGAGCGCAGCCTCCGGGAACAGGCTGGTGTCCTTGATCACCTTAAGGGTGTCGGCGATGGTCTTGCCGATGGTGGCGCGCTCGGTCGCCGTGGGCTGCCAGAGGCTGTTCCAGTTGTAATGGATCTCCGGCGGCCGGCTGCCAAGGGCTGAGCGGATCAGGCACTCATCGAGCACAGCCATCGCGGGCCGGGCATCCAGCTCCTGGCCGGACTGGATCCGGTCGTAGTAGTTGCGGAGGTCGTTGTCACCGGTGGCGTTCATGCCGGCGGGTGATTGGCCCAGCAGTCGGGTAGCCGGGATGTCAGCGGCGCCGGCCACGGCCTGGAGGAAGCGGTCCATGATGTCGGGCAGCGTGCTGAAGTTGGCCGTCTTGGACTGATAGTCCTCCTGCGAGTCCAGCAGCAGCGCGCCATTGATGCCCTTGGCCATGGCCGCCAGCCGGATGCGCTCCAGCAGCCGCTTCTCATAGGTCGGATCCTGGAGGCTCTGCATCAGGTCCGGGATCTTGATGATGTCGACCTTCGACTCGAACACCAGGCTGGCCACGTTGGCCATCGTGCCGTCGCTCTGCTTGATCGCCTCCATGATCGCGGTGAGCACTGAGTCGCTCCAGCCGAAGGCCTCGCCCTGGATCAGCTCGGGGTCGGCATGCTCGGCGCCCTGGAAGACCACCAGCCGCGAGGGGTGGATGGCGACTTGGGAGCCAGCCAGCCGGTAGGCCTTGGGCTTGCCGTAGAGCGGCGACATCACGTCCCGCTCGATCTCGGTGGCCTGCAGCTGGCGCCGGCTCATCACGGTGAGGTATTTCACCCCGCCCTTGCCGATGCGATCCGGCCGCAGCTCGGTCGACGTGTCGCGGTCACCGGTCCCAATGAACACCGCGGCGCCACCGAATAGGCGGCCGCGGATCATGGCGGTCCGGATGTGCGCCACCAGGGCCAGGCGCTTCTCCTCGGCCTCGATGGCCTGGATCTGCTCCTTGGAGGCTTGCCACCCGCGCCAGCGCCGGCAGGCGTCGAGCGCGGGGATGTCGACGATCTTCCTGGGCAGCCAGCTGCCACGGTAGGCGGCCAGCATCTGCTCGTCCGTCAGGATCGGCAGCGCGTAGCCGGAGTGCGCAGCCTTGTCCCGCTCGGTGCCCAGGTTGGCCACGAGATTGACCAGCTTGTCGGAGAGGAACTGTTTGAAACCCATTATGCGACGCCTGCGAGGGAGTACCTGGTGATCGGGTATTCCTTGTGGATGAAGTAGCCGCCGGCATCGGGCCGGTGGTCGTTGCCCTGCTTCTTGTCGGGCTCGCCGTTCTCGGCCCAGACCTGCTGCTCCAGGTCGTCGGCATAGGTCGGGCACCGGTCCGCGTTCACGCGATAGCGCCGCTCGCCCGCTGCGTTGCGGAACATGGCGTTCATGGCGTTGATGCGGTCCTTGACCGGGGGGTTAGCGCCTGGCGCTACCACGATGAACCCGGCCTGTTTGAGCAGGGAGATGTCCGTCTCGCTGGCGCGCACCGACTTGCGGGAATCGCCGCTGGCGTCCGGGTAGATCCGGATCTGGCGAGTGTTGCGGTACTCGGTCCCGGTATAGAGCCAGTACCGCTCCTTGATCTTCTGGATCATGTCCGGCGTGTCGTAGCCGTTGATGATCTCGTCGACCGCGTGCGGCAGGCCCAGGCGCTTGACGTGGACGATGGCCGACATCTTGCCGACGTTGAAGTCCATCCCCACGAACAGCGGCTCCCCGGCCTGGATGGTCTCCTGGCTACCGTTGAGCTTGCGGTCGTAGGCGGTATAGATCGTGCCCGATGTCAGGTTCACGAACTGGCCGTCGAGGTAGGCCATGATCAGCTGCTCGGGGTAGGACTCCATCAGCGAGGGGATGTAGTCGTCCGGCAGGTTGAGCTCGTTGTCGAAGGTGCTGGCCTGCACCAGGCCGTACATGCCGGCCATCGCCGGCTTCTCGCGCAGCTGCTTGACGAACTGCTGATAAACGAACTTGAAGCCCTCGGGGGTCGTGGTGACGTCCACCCCGTTCTTCAGCCCGTCCACCTTGTAGCGCATCCGCGCGATGATCTTGCGCCAGGCCTGCTGGGCCTTGGCCGCGGGCAGCACGTCCAGCTCGTCCACCAGGGCGTGGCCCACCTTGAAGCCGACGATGGTCTGGGGCTTCTCCATGGACCGGCAGATCGTGGTGCTGCGGTACCGGCCGCCGCTGTAGAACTCGACCTCCTTGTCGCTCTCCTTCGTCCGGACCTTGAGGCCCCAGTCGAAAGCGACCTCCTCGATGGTCGGGAAGAAGATGTCCCGGATCTGCGGGTAGGTCGGGGCGAAGTAGCCGGAGTTGAT